ATGAGATGCGCAGCAGCCTCCATTTGTGGTAAACTTTGTGCTGCTGGTGTTGCCCTCTGCAGTCCTGAAGGTTTTCTTCTTCGTGTCCACGCTCAGAACGATACCCACGTGTCCGATCCGCTTCAGGCTGCTGTTATAAAAGTATACTACATAGCCCGGCTGAGGGACAGTGTACCAGGCGCCGGCCTGCTTAAAGTAAGACGCGCCCGTAGGCGTATAACTTGAGTAGCTTCCTCTCAGGAGCTTCTTTCCTGCCAGATATGCGTTATCCATAGGTCTCCTCCTAATAGTAAAAAAGGGCAGAGTTTTTCTACTCTGCCCCGTCAGTGTTAAGCCCTTTTCTTCGGCTCTTCGTAGGTCATGGCCAGCTTCGAGTCATTGATGCCTTCGGTCGTCGGGTCGTTGACGATGCCCAAGATCGACAGACAGACGAAGACGGCCTCTACCACTTCCAGCAGTTTCTGATTCAGGTCGCCCATATCCAGCGTGTAGCCGAATACTGCAGCGACAGCCTTGATCAGGATAAGGACTGCAGGAATGATCGCGAGCCAAAAATACTTATTCTTGATTCTTACCTTCCAGTTGATCATTTGATTCCCACTCCTCTGATTTCTAATTTTTTCACCCGGTTCATCAGGTCGTCCAGATAGCCGTTCCCCTTGAGCTTGTCATGGTAGCACGCGTGCATCGAGACGATGTCTTCCAGCTCATCCTCGTAGATCCATCCCTGCTCTATGTACCGCGTACATAGAAAGCGGAGACGGTCTTTCATAACGAGCCGGAGGCTTTTCATGATGCCATTCTTCTCTTCGACCTTCCGGTTGTAGAAGTTGCAGAGCTGATTGATTACGGTCGTGAGCAGGCCGGAGCCTATGATCGCGACGATGATTGCATTCACGTCCACTTATTAGTACTCCTCACCTGTGATAAGCACAAACTCTTCCTCCGTGATCCAGCTTTTGACGACAGCGTTTCTCACCTGGTGAATAGTCCACATGCCCAGGTCATAAAACTTTTTGACTGTTGCATACTTTTTGCTCATGCTTACACCTCCCCTTCAAGGTCCACGTCCGTCATCATGGCCAGATACTCGATCTGAGATCTGATCCGGAGCTGGTCCAGCTCTCCGGAGGTCAGCTCCCTCAGGACGAACCAGTATTCCTTCCCGGATCTTGTGATCTGTACGAGCTCCGCATGGTGCAGGGTCTCAGTGGTTCCGTCATCAGCTTCCATCGTAACCTCGGAGAGGCCGCCGGCGAAGCTCTCCTCCGTGATCTCTTTTCTGCTGATGAAGTTGTTGCCGTTCATTTTGAGGTTTTCGATTGTGCTGCCATCAGCCAGTGTAATCGTCCAGGTATTTTCTCCCATGTCAGTTCCTTTCCGAACAGTTCTCTGTAGAGGCTGCTCATGTTGATGATCTGCTGTCTGCTCATCACCCGCCAGTTGCCGCCGAGCCAGCTCCGGAAGCATCCTTCGATGGTATCCATCGTGATCCTCCCGCTGTCCAGCTGCCGCTTGTAGGCCTTGAGCTTCCTGCGTTCTCTGGTGATCGACTTGGGACTTATCTTCTGAATAACCCGCCCGGAGCTCGTTAGGGAGTACTGGATCTGCAGATGCCGGTATCTGTCAGAGAGCCGGCAGATGTGCGTCTTCCTCTCATTGATTATCAGACCTAAGTCAGAGGCGATCTTGCGGATGCCGTCGAGGATCGACAGCAGCTCCGCCTTATCAGGTGATATCAGATAAAAGTCATCAGTGTATCTGCCATAGGCCTCAGCGCCTCTCACGATCTTGGCATAATTGTCGATCCGGTGCGGATAGATCACGCCGATATCCTGAGAACACTGATTCCCGATGTCTATGCCCTTTTCACCTCCGAAGATCCTGAAGATCTTCTGCAGGATCTCCTTTGTCATCTCGGCATCTTCCGGGTCCGCCATGCGGTCGAGAATCTTTCCGATCATCTCCAGGCATGGCTTGTGCGGGATGCTGGCATAATACTTCGAGAAATCCACGAAGAGGATGTAGCCCTCATTCGTGTGATGCCGGTTGTAGTAGCGCCGGAGCGCCTGAACGAAGCGCTTCCTGTGAAAGCTCACGCCTTTTCCGACCTGGCTTGCTGAATTGTCATAGATCACCAGCGGAGCGATGGCCGGGCCCAGCACCTGGTCACAGATTACGTGATTGATGGTCTTATCTGTCATAACATTGCTCGTGATGTCCCGGGCTTTTCCTCGTTCGGTGATGCGGAACTTTGTACCCGGTTGAGGCTGATAGGACCCGTACAGGAGAGCACTCTGCAGCTTCGCCGTCTCGAGCAGATGATTCATCTCGAAAAGCTGTGTCTGCCTCTTGAACCGGCTGCCTTTCATCGCCTTGGATCCGGCCTCATAGAGAACATTTGCGTCATAAAATATACTCATAGATAAACCACACATATAGGAGCAGGACGTATCCGGCTCCGTTGTGATTAGCATTTATCAGGATCTCCCTGAAAGGACATTCCTTCCTTCGCCATTTACTCACTCGGCTCCGGGGCCATACTGTGAGTCTGTCGAATCGGGGCGCACGCCGTTAGAGTTCGAAGCGTTGTTGTAGTTCGAATTGCCATTGCTGTTGACATTGGCAAAATTGCTCGCATATACAAGGAATGCCCTAAACCATATCCCCGCCCGGAGCGTCCTTCAGATGCTTCTTGAAGCGGTTGTCCGCTTGCCTTAAAGACTTGATCATCTTGAAGAGCGCCTCGATGTCGAGGACGATTCTCATGTACTTGTTCTTATCCGCAGGAAGAGTCTCAGCGATATACTGCAGCTCGTCCTGGAGCTTGTTGCAGCACTCCATAGCCCTGTCCCACTCGAGGCGCCGCTCGCAGAACTCGGACCAGTACTCCGGCCAGATTGTATTCGCGGCCCTCATGTGGCATGAGATGTCACTGCAGAAGGTCAGGATCCGGATCCTCTCCTGCTGGATAAACCAGAAGTCGAAGTCTTCTTCCACCTTCAAAAGATGCGCTGCAGCTTCCTTCCGCTGATCCTCCGGCATCCATGCGGTGATCTTCTTAATGTGAGCGTCCATCCTCTTCTGACTGTAGCCAAAGGTGGCTGCGAGCTCCGCCGTGATTCTCTTCCGGATCTCGTAACAAAAGGACTGTGCTTTCAGGTCCGACTTGGACCGTTTTGAAGGTGGAATCTGTGACATGTTCTTCTCCTATTGCGGCCGGGACAAGCCCGGCCGGATTTTAGATCAATAAATGGCGATTGCGGGGCGCACGCCGAGAGAGAGCGAAGCGCTGGCGGAGGCCGAATGGCCACCGCCGTTGACAGCGGCAAAAAGGCTCGCACCGACCGGATCACGCAGCCACCACCAGTGTCTTCCTGCCACGACCCTCTGAGGATCCAGAGCGAAGAGGCGGAGCTGTCTGTTCTCGACTGTATGGTTCCACGGGATGATGATGTTCGTGCCGGATGCGTAGGCGCTGTGAGGCTTGTGCTGCGGAGATCCGTAGACCATCTCTTCGGTCATCAGATCAACCTGGGAATCCATCCAGGCCGCAGCAGACGGATAGCCGTTCGTCATTGCGTTCGCGATGAAAGATCTGTGCGTTAATACATGGCCAGACCCGAAAGCGGCGATCACAGCGCTTTTGGCCGTGGCCAGATTTGCTGTGTACATTTTCGAGCCAGGATATCCTCCGGTCGTGATGTTGGTCTCATTCATCTGGGCGTCATAGAGCACGCTGTCCGGAACCACGACCACATGATGTGTGTTGCAGTTGGTGTCTCCGGTCTGATACCAGTAGTCGAAGTGAGCGATCCGCCAGTTGACGCCGTTGATCGTCCAGTAGTCTCCGATGTAGAGATCCTTGAAGGTGCCGGCTCTGATCGCTGCAGACTGGGCATCTGTCAGCTGAGTGCCGAGGTATTTGCCTCTGTAGAGGCTGTTGTGGAAACCTGCGAGGCTCAGCTTCGAGGCCTCGCCCACGCCCTGGCAGTAATCTGCGAGAGCCGTGAGTGTCGGGATGACAAGGCCAGAGAGATCTTTATCTCCGAGGACCTCCATAATAGAGGCGATGGCATCCTCTCTTTTCTTCATCTCTTCATCGAGAGTGTCCATGTTCTCGTTGAAATCCTCAACATTGTAGAAGTCCGCCTGAGCCGGTTTGTTCAGGCCGTAATTGGTAGTAGTGCTCATAGATCCTCCTCCAAAAGTTGTAAATGTGTATACGCGCTGAGCTGCTCATGCGTGTATCTTGTAAGGGTTATCTGTCTGTTGCGGTCCTGCATGAAGATCGGATCGTTCCGGAGCTGGTAGTGCGTGTATGCTTCCAGAGATCCGTGAGTGAAGGCCCGGAAGATGCCGTGCTCGTTGTAGACGATCCTGGCGTTGACGCCCATATCTGCAGGCGCCATCCTTCTGATCACGTCGTAGCTGTTATCCACCAGCCGGACGTTGTTCAGCTTGATCATGATATCCACAGAGCCCTCATGCGGATCGATGACGAGCTCATAGCCATCGGCTCCGCACATGGCCGTCAGCACCTCGTTCATCTTCTTCTCTGTGTACGGCAGATTAGACGCGAAGTAGCCCTTGATCCGGCTCCTGCGGTCGTCGAGCGTGTCCAGAGGAGACGCCACGATGCCGAGGAAGTTCTCCCACCTCAGGCAGGTATTCGCGTCCATAGTACTCAGATACATGTTCTGAGTGATCAGATCGACTTCGTCCCAGACTTTATATAGCTCCGAGTCCACCCCGACCGTCATCCGGATGTACTCCTTGATCCTCTGGATGTGGGCCGGGAACCACTGCAGCGTAGAGATCATCATGTCGGTGTCACCTCCCCGAGAACCGGGATCTCGTCCGTGCCGAGTACGAGGTTCGAGCTGGATCCGTTCAGAGTCGTGTTCTGGATATCGATCACGCCCTGGACGTCAAGCACCGCGCTCTCAAGCCGGGAGATGTAGACAGTGGTAGTGTCGTCCTCTGTGCCGTCCCCCCAGCCCTTGCAGAGGCTCTCCAGGTATCCGGAGATAGCCGCTTCAATATCCTCTTTGCAGACCGCCCAGCTGTAGCCGGAGGAAAAGGTGACGTGAGTCGTGATGTCGATCGTGTTCTCCTCCACGGACTCGATGGTCACATCATGATTGATAGGTGCGAAGCCGTAACCGGTGGCGGGCTCAGGAGAAACCTCTTCCCGGATCTGATCCAGAAGATATTCTGAGACAGCTCTCCAGGAGGACGAGATCAGCACGCACTTCACCGTCCCGGGCCCCTGCCAGACAGGATATACCTTCGTTCCGCCGATGCCGTCGAAGGCGTTGAGGTGCATCTTGTAGGCTGCGATGTTGCCGCCAAAGCTCTGGGAGGTAAAAGATTCCAGGTACTTCTCATAAAGCTCGTCTCTGCCGTCTGCGTCCGTGCCAGCGATCAGGATCTCCGTGATCGTCGCAGTGCTTAAGCCGTCCACGTAAGTGATGGGTGTCAGCGCTCCCAGCAGGCCGTTAGGACCGGATCCTGCCTCCTCACAGACTGCTGCATAGGCGCCGTCTCCGAGGTCTTCCGTCACCGCGTAGTTATAAGCGCTGAGGGAGAACCTCGCGCCGATCGGCAGCGCTGCATCTGCTACGATCTTCACCGTCGCGTAGGTTGCCGCCGAAGGATAGACAGCTCTCTGAGCCGCCAGGGCCTTCAGTGTGTCAAAGTCAGCCGTAGCCGGATCCAGCTGCCGGAGCAGGTAGTCCAGCTGCACATAGAGCCGGTTAAGCTCGAAGGCGAAGGCCGACACTGCAGTATAGACAAGGCTGCCTTCAGTTTTCAGGACGTCGGACTCTATGGAGTCCAGGGCCCTCTGGAGGATATAGTCATAGGTCATGTCCTCATACATAAGTTGCCACCTCCGTGTTGCCTAATGTTGTCTCGAGCGTGAAGCTGATCTTCAGACAGGTGTCCTCCATCTCAGCTTCAAAGTCATCGACGCCGGTGATGTAGGGATTGACCATCAGGGCCTCCTCTGTCTCCGTCTGACAGTCGCTCAGAAGATACTCGTCTGAGATAGTCTGCCCGATGTACTGCTCATACTCCACGCCATACTGCCAGGAATAGATGGCATGCCTGAAGCGCTCTGTGTGCAGGCAGTTCCACACCCACACCTTGATCGCCTCAAGGCCTTCCACGATCGTCCCCGTCAGCTGGCCGGTTGAAAAGTTTATTCCGTACTCTCTCGGAATAGCGAGAACCGTAGAGGTTTCCTCCGCCTCCTTCAGAAGAGTCTCCGAGAGAAAAGAAGGTAAAATGCTCATCCGCTCTTCACCATCCTCTCAAGTATCAGAAAGCGGTCATCAGAGAGCTGATACACCAGCACAGTGTCGCC